GCAGGTGCCGATGACCCTATCGAGCGTGCGACAAAGCTCCGAGAGAAATTGGCAGACATTGAAACGAAACTGCCCGGTGAGTACACGCTGCTTGAGCTGGACTCCGTGGTTCGTGCAGAGATCGACTGGCAGAAGTACAGCCTTGCTGATCAAGAGCTACTTAACTTTGCCCTGACGAAAGCGCGTAATGTAATCCTTGACCTGGTCGGTGAGGGGCTTATCAACCCGGAGGACAAGGTGACTATCGATACCCTGTTCAGGTGGATTGATCAAGCGGCCCAGAGGGTTCAGTAATGAAAAGCGTGCACGGACTGCCAAAGTTTTCCTCGCTTGAGTACAGGCATCTGGGCAAGGACAAATGGCAGCTCACCAAGGTGTTTATGTACTTCGGCAACAAGGGCACGGTGGTGGTTCCTTCGGGTGCCGTCACTGATCTTGATAGTGTGCCGCGAGTCCCATTCTTGTATGCCGCTCTGAAAGGGCGCAGTGTTCGCGCGGCTACGACACATGACTATCTCTACAAGAGTCAGAAAGGCAAGAAATACGCAGATGACACCTTCTTAGCCGCCATGAAAGACGAGGGCCTCCCGCGCAGGCGCAGGTACCCTATCTACTGGGGGGTTCGCTTCTTCGGTAAATCTTCTTACGATCAATACGCAGAGGAAATTTTATGAAACACCTACTGGCCACCATGTTTGTGTTGCGTTTTCCAGCGAGGCTGTGTTTGGGATTCCCGTCGTAATCGTACTAACAGGGGAACACCGCAGCGACCTTGTAGACGTGATTTCAGGGTCTCGCTACATTTTGGTGGACGTGGTTTCAGAGTCTAGCCATATTTTGACGGAGAATCAAGAGATGATTGAAGTTGTTCAAAATGCGTGGCGGCAATTAGAATTTCCGATAACAGTGAATGGAGTAGTCCCGAGTAGCGTGAACGGCCTGTACTTCACGATATATTCAGACGGGCAAATTTTCAAGGTCTTTGAAAGAGGCTCTGAGCTGACTTATATCGATGGGATTATTGTCCTAGTCTTGGATGAGACTTTCACGGCAAATTTAGTTAATCACAACTACCAGTTTGAGCTCTGGTTCACTGATTCTGACAATAACTCATTCTTTGTGATGCAAGACGAAATGCAAATTCAACACACACAGGCAAACTTCCTATGATTACTGATCTGGCAAAAGACGAAGGCCTTGACGGCATTATCATCGACACAATCAAGCTCCACTCGGCAGACCCCGGCGCTGCAGGCACGTTAAATGAAGTTGCGGACACAAGCACTGCAGTTGTTCTCGCAGCGGCCTCTGCAGGCGTCCGCGCGATGGCTAGCTCTCTTGACATTTCGGTCCCCGCTGACACGATCTCTCACTACTCTTTATGGGGCGGCAGCAGCCTCAAGTCTACGAACGCTTTTGGTACTCCCGAAACTTACTCTTCGCCAGGTATTGCCGAAGTGCCTACAGCTGTATTGACGGCGGCTTAAGGGATTACTATGTCTGAGGGAGGCAGTGATCTCGGCCGCAGACTGGACAGACTGGAGAAGGCTGACGATAAGATTCATGAGAAGCTCAATAAACTCTCTGAACTTATCGTTCAGCAGTCCCAGCTTGTCGAAATTCACTCTAATCTCGCACCGGAAGTTCAACAACTCCGCATTGATCTCAGTAATGCAAAACTTGTTCAGAAAGGCTTTATATGGGTTGTGGGAGCAACTGGGACAAGCGGTATTGCCATCACACTGGCCTTTCTCGCCGAGAGGTTACTATAATGCTGACAGTAGTGCATTATGTTAGTCTTGCCCTCTATATTTGCGTTATCACCAACGCGCTCATTGACGTGAGTATGCTTCGCAAATGTAAACACACGGAAGCACATCTGAAAACGGCGCTCTCAATCCTTTTGGGCTTGGTTCTGCTGCAAGCGGGCGCATTGGTCTTCCTGCAACTAAATTGGCTTTACGGCGACCCCGGAAAATACATCGGGGGAGCCGCATCGCTGATGTGGCTGGCATTCGACCTGTTGAATGGCCTTGTCATGCTTTCCTACGTAGTTTCCATCCACGTTTTCTTAGGTTGGAAGACCAGAGAAGACTTCAACATAGTAGAGGCCGTAAATGGTATCAACACCAAAATCCGCAAAGCAACTAGAAGATGAAAAAAGGCCACAAGTCGCCCCGGAAGAAAAACTTACGGAAGCGCAACCGCCAGAACCGCTTGCGTCTCCCGTTAAAGTCGGCGAGCTTCTTCAAACTCTGCCGGATCGTATACCCGCCCATTGGAGCATTGTCCCCGCCGATGACGAAGAGGGAATCGTGATTGCCACTTGCACCACCAGTCGGACTATTTTTCGCGGTACTGTCGTGCAGTTCAACGCAGCACTGCGTAACCAGTAATTTCAGCGGCTCCCCGCGAGGACAATAATGGCAATTTTATCCGGAGTTAACCCAAAAAACGTAGGCGATCCTACCGATGCTTACGAGTCGCTTAAACCGATTTGGGACAAAAATCATGCCGTCTGTGGTGGGGAGCAGTACGTTAAAGAGAAAGACCGGCTGCTTGACGCGGTCAGTTACTCAAATATGCTGATCCCCTTTTCACCCAGCATGACTCAGCAACAATACAGCTTTTTCAAAGCCGAGGCAGAGCTTCCTGGCATTGTGTCGCAATTTGCAAAAATGTTAATCGGCTCTTTGCTGCGAAAGCAACCCGCTTTGGAGCTTCCTGCCAACGTCCCCAAAGACGCCACGGCTTGGATTTTAGAAGAGTTTGGCACTGACAATTCCCCCATCACAGCATTTTTGAAAGACGCTCTGTGGGAAGAAATGAAGACTGACAACACGTGGATTTACGTTGGGTACCCCGAAGTCCCAAACGCCGCAGACTTGACTCGAGAAGAAAAGCTGAAATACAGACCTTCCCCAGTTATCTGGCCGGCGGAAACAGTAATAAACGTCAGGACAGTCACGGACGTGTATGGCCAAGAAACTTTAAAGCACGTTATCGTTCGGGGCTATCAAGAAGTGTTTGAAGACGACGATACATTCCATCCGGAGCTAATTGAGACAGTCTGGGTCCATGACATTGACCCCGAAGGGTCTTACCGGATTCGAACTTACACTGAAGCCGGTGAAGCTCAGCGCGAAACCGTGAACGGCCAAGTTCAGTACAATCCTGAAGGCTCCGGAAAGACTTTTAAACTGGACAAGACGCAAGATAACCTGACAAAAAACGGCGAGAAGCTTAAGTACATCCCCGCCTGGCCTCTGAATGGGGATTACACTCCGCGTGAGCCGTTTGTGACGCCACTTGTTGACAAAGAAGTCGCGCTCTACAACAAGGTCAGCCGGCGAAACCATCTTATGTACGGGGCCTCAACGTTTACACCGTGGATCGCTTCAGACATGAACACGGAAGAGTTTGAAGAAGTTGTGAGCAAAGGCCTGGGCACATGGATACGCCTTGATCAAGACGACTCCATCGGTGTGCTGGCAACCCCTAGTGACGCTCTGGAAGACATGGAAAAGACCATCGCCGCCGCTATCGAGGAGATGGCCAGGCTCGGTATCCGCATCCTCGCGCCCGAGAACGCGCAGTCAGGTGTTGCTCTGATGATTCGCAACGCCGCACAAACAGCGCAACTTGGCTCACTGAATGTCCAAGTCAGTAACACTCTGCGGCAGATTATTGCGTTTATGCTGGAGTGGCGCTATGGTGTCGAGGTTGCCGCGAAAGATGTTTCATTTACAATGTCCGCTGACTTTGAAACAGGACAAATTGGTGTAGACTGGCTAAGGCTGGCTACTGAATGGTATCAGTTAGGGCTCATCCCACGCAAGATCTGGTTAAACCTCTTGAAGCAAAACGACATGCTCTCGGGAGAGTACAACGACGAGGAAGGTCAGCAAGAAATCAACGATGATGAGCTGATCCTCTCTGGCAGTGAAGGCGCTACGGATGATAAAACTAATCTAGAAAAGTAAGAGGCAGTCATGGCCGTTTCAGCAAACGAACAGATGTATGATAGATCAATCGACAGAGCCGCGATGCTCCGCCGGTATGAGAAAAATGTTGAAGGGAAAGTTTTCCTTACGCTGGACGGTCATGAGCTTCGTGTTGATAAGTTGCTCCGTGAAGCAAGTCTTTCGACCAAAGGCTTTAACCGGCTACGAGATGCGCTTGACGAAGAGCTTATCAGAACTTACAAAACAATGTATCAGACAACAAAGCGTTCTCTTCTGAGCCTTGTGCATGACCAGATGAGTTACACGCGGCAAAGTTTGGAGTCTGCGACTTCAGGCATCTGGCGCACTAAAAAGGCCACGAGAGCCGTCGGCGAGGACGTGGTGCTGAAGCAGCCCCTGGCAGGCAACCGCGCCTTAGCGCCCGCGTGGAACAACGTGCGTATGAGCGAGAAGCGGCGACTTGAGGGGGTGATCCGCAAGGGTATCTCGCAAAGTAAAGGCGCAGCAGAAATCGCCAAAGAGGTGCGTACCGGGAGTGTTCATAAAATCACTCGGAATAATTCCAATGCGCTTGTGGTTACAGCGATGACATCGGTCAACGCGCAAGCCGACCAAGCTGTTTACGAGGCTAACGCGGACGGCCTGGACGGTTGGCAGTATGTTGCCCTCATTGACGGTCGAACCACTAAGATTTGCATTCACCGCGACACTCACGTATATGCCGTAGGTGACTACAAACACCTGCCTCCCGCGCATTTCTACTGTCGGTCGACCACCACCCCTGTTTTCAAAAATTGGGCAGACCTGGCTTCTCTGGAGAACGTCGCCCAAGTCCGAAAGCGCAATATCTCAAAGCTCACGCCTTCTCAGTTACGCTACTACGAAGGGCGAGCACCGCTTGGTGAAACCTACGACGGTTGGCTGAAGCGGCAGACTCTTGAAGTACAGCTGAGGCACTTAGGAAGCTCTGAGTCTGTCGATCTATTCAATAAAGGCCAGCTAGAAGGCAGTAAGTTTTACAACTCGAAAGGTAACTCGGTGGGCATCAGGGGCCTTCGTCAGCTGACGGACTCTGAATTTACGGCGCCGAACGACACTATCAAGTTTGCCAACGCAAAAAGGAAACTCGATGCTATACATTTGGGTATCTCGCGCCCTGAAGACGTCCTCGGTGACGTCGGGATGCAAAACCGTTTGCGCGATTACTACAAGCTTCAAGCGGGCGAACTCGATGGCACGCTGTCCCTTATCAACTACCGAGGCGCTGTTTTGGGAAATAAGCGCAGAACTAAACGATTTGTGCTTACAAGGCCACCTACGGAGGATCAGCTTAAATTCAACCCAATGACAAGCCGTTACGAGGACGTTAGGCTCTACCAGCCCAACCCTTACGTCTTTTTCAATGCTCAAAGACTGGTGGACTCGTCTGAAGACCTACAGCCGCAAGACAAAGAGTTTATAAATAAGTTTGTGAGCTCCCTCGACGAGTACATGGGAATCAACGAAAGAGCGGTTATCTCAGACAATTTGCGAATAGTCTTCACACGGTACCGCAAGAATCCGGAGCCTTGGGCGAACTTCAAAGCCGTTGCCCAGGCACAGGTCAAGTTTGATGTGATGAACGTTTCCGACGCCATCGAAACACAGATACGGAAGGGCTCAGACGTACTCAAGAAGCTTACGCAAGACAACTACATTGACCCTGTGTTGGGCGCGGTGCAGCTGGACGACCTTCACGATAACTTCCTGAGTAACATCCGAGCGAAGAATCTATGGGAGGACAAGACCGCTCCTAAGATTGCCCGCGAGTTGGCTCCGATGCTGAATACGGAAATCCCGTTGGTCCTCATGAGCCGGTTAAACAAGGGGAAACTTCAGCAGTTCTACACAAGGTTTGCGCACAGGTTGGCTTTGGCTGATTCACCAGACAGAGATCAGCTGGCCGTCGCGATTGGTCGTGACCTTTACAACATGGCGAACTTGAACGGCGACAGACGCAAGTGGTTTGACGTTGGTGTTAAGCTCTTGGAATCTAAAAGAACTGCCAAGCTCTATAGCATGGAAACGTTCGGAGTGCAAAAGCGCCGAATGAAAAGCCGAATGAGTAACCAATATTTCGGGCCATACTATGACACCCTGGCTTATAGTCTTAAGATTGTCGACCCTCGTGTTGCGGAGTATTCTAAGTTGACTCGCAAAGTAGAAGTCGGCATGCGTGTCAGTACGATATCTCCAGGAAACAGGCTAATTTTTCGCAAAGGCTATAAGACTTATTTCATGAAGAAACCTTCTGGCCTTATCGAAGACACCAGAATACCAATAACGTCTACCACCAGCTTTTCGGATTTTCCCGAAGACCTCGTCGATCAAAGCCTCGTCGATGCCATGACCCAGGCGTCAGAAGCAGAGTACAAAATTGATAGTGACTTTTACGATTTCACAAAAAAGCTGTTATACTTTGAGGATGATCGCGGCGACGCAAAGTACTATAATTCTCTTAACGAGTACAAAAAGTATATGGCCTCGCGCGGGGACGCGTATGAGCGCTTAAAGGCGATGGAGTGGCTGAGAAAGAAAGATACCGCATTCAGCAATAATCCTTTTGTTGACCACCGCGCGCGCATATATGATCGAGGGTTCATTGGTCCTCAAGCGGGCGAAACATTCAGGCCTTTCCTTAACACCGCCGAAGATTACGCCTTCAGCAAAGACGCATTTGAGAATTTTCAGGATCAGGTGGGTGCTTTCTTGGGTGGGCTTGACGACAAGTTTGAAGGGCGTTTCAACTCTCTGAGTATCACCGGACGGCAGAAGATTGCCGAAAAGTATCGCGAGGACATGGTGGCGATTGGCCGCAGAATGCAAAGCAACAAACCAAACGACATAAGAGCGGTATTGAACTCAAATCTTGTGCAATCGATCGACGAAGAAGAACTCGGAAAGTTTTTCAGGTTTTCTCTGGAGTTGGCCAAGATTGACGATTTTTTGCAAGATCAAGTGAAGAGTTTTCCAGCCACAGGTGAGCTATTTCATGTTTCTCTCACGCCACTTGATAACAGAACTCTTATCCCGCGCAAGCCCGTAAACTT